TTGGCTTCCACTATCATTGGAAGAGATTGTCTTATTTATACCTCTTTCAGTATCAATAAGCATGTGTTTGTCTGTATCTGGCCTGATTTTACTCCAAACCAAACCACCTTCGCCAGACAAGTCAATACCATTAGTAATCGTTCTATTAGAACCTGTACCCGTATATAAATAAGTGCTGAACACATCTGTAATATCAAGGCCAGCACCGCCAGAACCAGCAGCACCCATAAATGTTTTTTGAAATGAACTACCGTGACTAGCCAATAGCTGTTCCTCCGAGGAAACCATAGTAAGTTGTTCCACCATCTCTGGTTATAAAACCATAAGCTTGCACTTCGTTATTACCTGCAACATCAGGGGCTGCACCACCTGCCCAATCAACTGTGTTAGGCCATGTTAGTGTTACTGCTGTACTGTGTTGAGTAATAATAAGTGTGAACGAATAGGAAGTACCACTAGAGGGTGGGTTGCTAAATGCGAATGTAGTATTTTGATCCAGAGTAACCGCAAAGTGATTAGCTGTAGCTAGGTCACAAGTTACTGTAGATGCTGCACTCTTTGATACGTATGTCTCTTGGTATGTGACAGGTTTAATTAATCCTGTTGTAGTTAAATTACGTATACCTGTGTAGTCTTTGTTGGAGTCTAGTATTACAGCCTTAGAAGCAACTGCTGTACCCACTGCTGTACCACCAATGTCTAGTGCATTAAGCTCACCAACCACTGCAGTAATACCATCTAGTACATTAAGTTCAGCTGCTGTGGAGGTTACACCATCAAGTATGTTTAACTCAGCAGCCGTAGAAGTTACACCATCAAGAATGTTTAGTTCTGCTGTAGTAGAAGTTACACCATCAAGTATGTTTAGTTCTGCAGGAGTAGAAGTAATAGCTGTTCCACCTACTGCAAGACTAGTGGCATTTACCTGACCTGCTGCACTATACACAACAGCTTTACTATTTACAATTGTTCCTGCAACTGAGCCATCCACAAGATTAAGTTCAGTAGCAGTAGAAGTTACACCATCTAATATGTTTAGTTCTGCAGCAGTACTTGTTACGCCATCTAGGATATTAAGTTCTGCAGCAGTAGAAGTTACACCATCTAAGATATTTAATTCAGCAGCAGTAGAAGTAACTAGTGTACCACCAAGCTTTAAACCATTTGAAGTATCGTGGGAGGCAATGTCAAAGTCATATGCTCCATCAGCAAAAGTAGTGTTACCTGTAATTGTAATCGTGCTTCCATCGGCTGTCAAGCTATCAAGTGCAATATTTCCTACGTTTGTGATATTTCCGTCACTGAAAGATGCAGTGCCTGTAAATGTTGGGCTGGCTATAGTTGCATATTTATTATCTGATACTGATTTAGTATAATGATCTGAGAGAGTAAAAGTACCATATCCCACAGCACTAAGGCTATCACCTGATGCAGCAGCAGAAGCTAAGACAACTGCAGTACCTGATGTTACGGTAACATCTGTTCCATTAATAAGTTTAACACCGTTAAGATATACGTCTACGTAAGGTGCATCGTATGCTATAGGAAAAGATGTAGTAGAACCACTATAAGAAGCACCAGCAGAGTTAGTAGAATTAGTGCCTACTATAAAGTTTTCTCGACCAGATGTACCATTTACATTTGATCCAGCTGCAGTCCAGCCACCTGCTGAAGTTCTAACATTCATTACATTGGTAGTAGAGTTAAAATATAAAGCACCAGTAATAAGTGAGTTACCATCATTATCTACGGAAGGAGCAGAAGACTTAGCACCTAAGTAACGATCATCAAAACTGTCATAAGAAGCTGCTGCTGCAGCTGCAGCATCAGAAGCACTAGTTAAACTACCCATAGTTGCTGTAATGTAAGCTAAGACAGATTGCTGTGTCGGTACAAGTGTAGCACTATCAGAGGCCATATTATCTTCGTCAACAAAACCTGTAATAGTAATAGTGCCGTCAGACAAACTACCAAAGTTTACTGTACCTGTAGTAGTAATAGCACTTGAGCCATTGTCAATTGCACCAAAGCCACTTGTAATAGAACCAGAGTTTAATGCTCCTGTACCTGCAAGATTAGGCATTGCAGTAATTTCATCGTCAAAGTATGCAGCAAGGTCTGTTACTGCAACCTGTTTCATAGTACCATTATCATTAAATACAACACGGTCTGCATCTACTACAGTAACTGATGAAGCAGAAGTGCCACCATCAATGATGTTAAGCTCTTCTGTTGTACTAGTTACCCCGTCTAAAAGATTTAGTTCAGTAGGTGTGGATGTAATAGCTGTATTACTTGCAGCTGCTAATACTGGGATAGTGCCACTTTGATTAGGTAAGTTGATTGTACGGTCTGCTGTAGGGTCTACAATAGTAAGTGTTGTTTCGTGTGCGTCTGCAGTAGCTCCTTCAAAAACAATCGCATTAGCTGCATTCATAGTTACAGTGTCTACAACGGTTTGTGTACCTTGTACAGTTAAGTTACCTGCTACAGTAAGGTTATCACCAATAGTAACTTCTGATGTTCCGTGACCAATGTTTATAGCAATTCCACTGGTATCTGTTGCTACATTTAAAGCACCAGTAGCATTGTCAATATAACTGTCAGACCCATCGTGATAGATGTTAAGGTCATCGCCTGTACCTATTTTAATCTTAGCATCGTCAGGCATGTCTACGTGAGTAGCAGGACTCAATACACCTGCTACAGCAACAGTACTATCAAATGTTCCTGCTCCAGTTACGTCTACTGTACCAGCAAAGTCTACATTAGCAGCACTGAATGTAGCTGCAGTGGTAGTACCAGATTTAATTATTAAATTTCCACCAGTATTAGTTAGTGAACCGTAAGTAGTACCACCATCTTTAACGAATACGTCACCACCATCAGCATCTAGTATAATGTCACCAGCAACATCAACAGTAAGATCACCTGAAGACAAGTCAATCTCTGTGCCATCAATAGTTATATTATCAATAGACACCCCCGCATTAGCAGTCACTGCGCCTGTTAGGGTAGAAGTACCTGTTACAGCAAGTGTACCTGCTGTAGCTACGTTTCCTGATGTATCAGCTACAGTAAACTTATTGGTGTCCATTGTAAGACCACCATTAAGTGCAGTAGCACCTGCAACCGTCATTGTACCTGCAGTAAGAACATTACCTGAAGTATCGGCTACAGTAAACTTATCGGNGTCCATAGTTAGGCCACCGTTAAGTGCCGTAGCACCTGTCACAGCTAGTGTACCACCTACCACTGCGTTATTAGAGGCTGTGAGTGTACCTGTTACAGTTCCAGTACCTGCTACTGCCAAAGTACTATCAAGCACTGTAGCCCCTGTTACATCAAGTGTACCAGCAAAGTCTGCATTAGCACCTGCAAAAGTTACTGCAGTGGTAGTACCTGACTTAATGATTAGGTTGCCACTAGTGTTAGTCAGTGATCCAAAAGTAGTACCACCATCCTTAACAAAGATGTCACCACCATCTGCGTCAAGTATAATATCACCAGCTACATCGACAGTAAGATCACCACTTGATACATCGTACTCGTTATTTGTAATGGTAGTATAGTCATTATCACCAATACTAACCGTATCAATAAACGCAGTACCATCTACATAAACATTTTTATATTCTACTGAGGATGTACCTAAATCAATATCATTGTCGGTTACAGGAACAATAANACCATCTTGAAAACGTACTTGCTCTACTGGATTAGTAGATACCTCTACAAAAACACCGTGTCGATTATTTGTTTGATCTACAGAGATGTGATTCTTTTTATCTATGTCTGCAATAAGAGGTACATAAGAGCCTTCATCAGAAGTCCCGTCATGCTTGTGTCCTGTAGTTCCACTAGTGCTGTGAGTAAATGCATCTCTAAGTTTGTTGTACTCTGAGTTTATTGGTGCAGCACGAACTACTGAGGTAGCAACAATATCTGCTGTGGATTGACGAGTGTAACCTGCCATATTTTATCTCCTGTCTCCTAGACCGTAAGTAATTGAAAAAGCCTGAATAGTGTGGCTTGGGTCTGAACCATTCGTCACATACTTAACCGATACTGATTTTCCTGAACCTGATACGTTAGTTGACCTAATAGGTGAAGGGTTACCATCGTATATCTCTGCTGCATCATATTTTGCATTGTCGTAATAAGCAGCAGCACCTTCTGTTGTAAAACTATAGTCATTAGGTAAGAGTATCGTTGGATCACCATAGTCGTACTCTAAACCTAGTATGAGGGAAACGACACCCTCTGATTTCATATATGTGTTTACGTTATAAACATTCTTACGTACCTCTGGGTCTTCCATGTAGATAAAAGGAGTTTGGAAAAAACTAAAGATATCATTACCATTAAAATCTGTGCCAGTTTCTTGTCTGTATACATACCCAGCATTGTCACCGTGAATAACAAACTCTTCATCTGCTATGTAACCACTAGCTAATTGATTAATTTCAATGCCTACAATTTGACCAAACTCAAAACCTACACCACCTTGTCCACTACGTCTGACACCACCAATAATACCTAGTGAGTCTTGGTCTTGAAAGAACATACGAAATTGAGATTTCTTTTTAACCACAACAGTCTTCATTGTTGTTAAGTCTTCGTTTGCTGTAAAATCTTCAAAGATAGATTGAACAGGTTTAGATAAAGTTGAAAGTTCAATATCACCAATACGATCTGTACCAGATACCGGACGTAGACCATCAGGTGCTAAGAAAATTAATTCCCCATTAAATTCTACTACAGTGTCTGGTGCAATACAACCAAGGTTACCTGTTACATTCTGTAAAACAAAGTTAGCTTGGTTATCACCAACTAATCGTTTAATATTATTTGCACCAAAGATATATAACTGATCACGAAATGCTTTAATCTGTACGATTTTAAAACCTACATTAATTACACCTGCACCATTAGCAGGACTAAAATCTGTTTCAGCTATTGGAGAACTGAAATGTAAGTGATATGGTGCTGCAGCATCACCAGCTAAAAATAAATGATTGTTAAAAGCTGAAACTAAAGTAGGGTCAGTAGGTGCATTACTATCTGTAATTTGTATGTAGTTAGTACCATCATAAGTAGCCGCAGGGTTAATGCCATCTACCATTGCAAACTTTGGAGTTCCCCAATTAAAGTTTTCAAATCTTATTTGAGATACACCTACCATTGTAGGTGCAGTTGGCCTATACTGCCCTGCACCTGAACCTACAGTAATATTACCTGTAACTGCACCACTGGCTGCTATCTGAGTAATTGTATTAAAAAACTTTGTACTTGTTACAGTAGCATCAGCTGCTGGGCCTGTTATAATTTCTACACTAGCTTGATCTAGGTAGTCAGTTCCTGTAACAGTAAAAGTTATTCCTGATACATCTCCACCTGCAGAAAAGATAGTAACCTTTCTAGGTTGTTCAGCAGCAGATGTAGTAAAGTTAATTGTGTTAGAAGAATGTAATGCACCATTAATAACTAAGTTAGCTGCACCACTAGTTGTTTGTGCAGCACATACCCCGTCAGGATCATTAGCAATTACATCTGAAGTTATTTCTGTCCAGCCTATTACTACTGGAGTAGCTGTAACTGCAGTAGATGCAGCAGACGTACCGCCTGTAATAACATTACCTGTAGCAAATATGTTACTAGGAAGTTTACCAAANTTTAATACTACACTATTTGCTGCAGTAGAAATTACAGTAGCTGTAGCAGCAACACCACTATCATCCCCAGAACTAACTACACCTGTGATAGCTTCACCTACAGTAAGGTTAGTTCCTGATCCGTTAGTTACTGCTACCGTGTAGTAATGATTATACCAGTGTAAGTGGTTATTCCCACTAGCAGGTTTTCTAGCACCAAAGATACCTTGCTGTACGTCAGCAGATACATGTACACCTAGCACAGGTACATTGTTAGTAGAGTCACCTGTTAACTCACCGTATGCTCTTGTATACCCACTAATACGACGATACCCACCCTCAAGGGCAGGTTCATAGTTAATCATCCTGTATGCAGACCCAGCAAAATCTCTACCATGAGTAAGTGGATCAAGGTTGTTAAGCAGCCCACCACTGCAGGGTGAAGCAAATGTGGATAGCTGGTCTGCCATTAACGAGTACCAGAGCTTGTGTTAAAGTGACTGCCTGTTAATGTAGAGGTTACTTGTAGGTGAGAATCAAGAAGTAGTCGCCTCATGTTATTTATACCATCTTTAAATTTTTGTTCATGTATCTGTCCACTCTGATCATTAGAACGGAACCTCATAATATACATCATAGCACCATCAATTACTACAGTATTAAACCTGTTAGGTATAACAGAAGTATCATTATAAGCTGAAAGGTCTGCAGGGAAAGACCAGTAACGATATTCAATATCATATGTATTATCTGGAATAGGTGTTACTCCAAATTTAGATTCTTGTGTTTGATAAATTCTTTGTGGAATTGTTCTTGCTGACTCTCCACCCAAGTCCTCTGCAGGACGGTATGTTTTAAGGTAGTCAGTGTACGGTACTACTGGTAACCTCATAGGTTCATTGAGTACTGTATCGTCCCTTTTAAGATAGAATGTATCCCAATCAACTTTAGAAAAATCTGCAGGGAAAGAGTATACTCCAGTACCTGCTGTCATTGCTTGGGTATAAGTAATAAGAGTAAAGGGCCACTCTTGAGATACTTGTAAAATTTCTCTGATGCTAGAGTTAATAGCATCTTTAGATAAAGCTTGTAAGTTACGTACATTACCAAAACCATCACCAGTTGTATCTAGTTCGGTTTCGTTAATCCTCCGAAGTAACTGGTTTACTAACGTAATATACGTAGTCATCTCTTAATCCTTTTAATAGAATAGAGGGGCCAATTTCTCAGCCCCCCTAGTTTATTAATTATGCAAGTGCATCACGAGCTACTTCTGTAGGAGAAGAGTCGCCTTGATCACTTACGTCAACCATCCAAGCATAGACACGGATTTTACCAGCTGAGAAGGTTGCACCATCACCTGCAAAGGTAAGGTCCAACGTATCTGCAGCAGCAAGAGTAACGTCTGCTGCAGGTGTAGCTGATGGAGCATATGCTGCATCTGCAGCACCATCAATATCAAATGCTGCAACAAATTCGTCAGCATCTGCTGCACCTAGTGTTGCGGTAGCATTTGTACCTGTATTCATAGTTGCAGATTCTACAACTTGAAAACCAGCATGAATTACCCGTGTGTTAGCAGGGATAGTCAAACACTGAACTACGTCACCAGATGAACAGTCAATAGCCTGTGCAGTAAGATCAATAGTTTTTTGTATCAGATACGGAGAACGTCCACGTTGTGAACTACCGTGTGCTGGTAAGAGCAATGATGTAATAGTAGCCATAGTTTATATCCTCCTTATGCTGCGTTATATTTGGCAGTGACGATTGCTTCTGGGCGAAGAATCTTCCTACCGTATAGATGCATCCCACGAACAATGTCAGCAAAGCTGTCAGGGTCACGATATGTCTCTGTCTTGTTAATCTGCTCGGCAGTTGCTACAGCAGAATCATGACCAGCTACGATAGCACCGTAGTTAGTGTTTTGATTTGCTGAACCAGTTGTATCAGAGCCAGTGCCTACTGAAGGCAAGTTACTTGAAGTATATACACGGAAACCGTGGAAGTTATTCAAAGTAAGACCGTTACGTAGGCCACCTGATTCACCGAAATCTGCGTTGAAAAGACGAGAGTCTTCATCACGTAGAATTTCCATGAACACTGGATCGACAACAAGCCACCGTCCAGCTTTATCAACTTGCTGTTGATCTAGCAAACGGGCCATACGAGCTACAACCATTGCTGGTGAAGCATATGCTGTTGGCAGTGCTGTTGCACCGGGAAGTCGAGCAGCAATTGGAATCGAGTGATCCCCTGCAGAA